CCAGGGTCCTGGCTAACAATAAAGACCTTTCACCAGACTGATCATCGCAATAGATCATTAAGCCTTACATTGGCATCCTTTGTTCCCGGTCACTGACGAGGGAGAAGAGTGGTTGGCTGCAGAGGCAGGCGCATGGCCGTGGTAGGGCGGTCGCGAGGTTGTTAAAAGGTCCCCGGGGTTCCCCGGTTACTCGTTCCTTACGCTTCCTAATTCCCTAAAACCAGAGGGTCCAGGTCGTGTACAACCATCCAACACTCCTTCTCTATCATTTGTGTCGCCCCCTCGACGTCGGTTTCCCGACACCCCGGGCCTGAAGTCGCCCGACGATCGCCGCACTACATACTGACACCTGGTCCCCAGTTTGAGGGAAAAGGTAGTGGTCTGACCAGGCGCCCGAACGGGTCCTTTTCAGCGTCACCGTACAGTGCGACGAGAGCGTTGAGCTTCGCCATTCCTTCCAATTCTTCGCGCATCGGATAGTCCACGGGGACGAACCCGTAGATTTCTCTTTTGTACTCGCGGGTGACGCGCAAACCCGCTACTTGGCCTCTAAACGAGAGGTAAGACCAAGGTGGCGACTTCCTTCGCCCGTACGACCGGCGGACGGCGCCGATGGTCGGTGACCAGCGCTCGCCCGCCCTCCTTCCTACCTTCCTCCCGTGCTCAAACAAATGTGACCGCATAGAAGCGGCAGCACGGTCGTCCCAGTCTGACTTATCATAGACTGGTCGCAGCAACTCGTCGCGGAGCGCAGGACACTCCGGTAAGGGCGTATGCGTACGCCTAGCGAGCATACTCCTTTGCCTACAAAAGGCGGCATAGGAGTCGGGTCTAAGGCCCAGCTGCGAAGGAAGGAAACCCCACTTGTGACCGAACCGGCATCGTACAAAGGCATCTGTCCATCGCACAGAGATACCAATTGCCTTACTAATGTGTAGCATGCCGGACCAGTCGGTCACAAACCCGCCTCTCCGGAGATGGCGAACCTCTCGCCATCCCTTCTTCCCCTTCAGGAAAGTCGTGCTGTTTATTTCCACGACATTTTCCGCCCTGATCGTCTTCGTCTCATTTAATTGGAACCCTTTCGGGTACTGACGAACCGGCCGCTGACTTGAGATGACACAATCGTCACCGTTGACCAGCATCAGGGCATCTCCGCCTCCGCTCGCCCATTTCGCGGCGAGGTAGGACTGGAGACAAAGGAGAGGAAAGGAGAGGTA